TAAAATATATATAAATAGAAACGATACGGTTAACGGTAACATTCATAAAAAAAGTGTACCAAATCCCTTGGGGCTGTATGGTTATCGTATGTTACTCTTTCTAAAACACAAACGGTAACATTTGGAGGACATTGTGAAAACTGAACATACTATACAGAATGAAATACGGGTGGCTTTAACTGAAAATGGCTATACAGTATTTCGGGCGAATGTCGGGAAAGTTAAAACCGCAGATGGTAGATGGTTCGATACGGGATTGCCAAAAGGCCATCCGGATTTATACGGTTTTAGACCCGATGGAAAAATATTTTACATTGAAGTAAAAAACGCAAAAGGTCAAGTAAGACCAGAGCAAAAGAGTTTTATTAAAACAGTAAAGGCGCGTGGCGCACTTGCAGGAATCGCACGTAGCGTAGAAGATGCGCTGGATATTGTAGGAATAGAAGCAGATGAATCAACTGGAACGCTTACAGCAAGAGATGAAACAGCTACAGTCGGAAATACAGCAACATGAGAAGATGGAAATTAAGTATTTGAAACAACGGGATCAAGCGAATAAGAACAATCTCAAAGAAGCGATGTTGCGAAAACAGAAAGAAGGGCAACTGGTAAATGTGAAGGAACAAATCAAAATGCTACAGAAGTTGCCAATGTGGGTGATCCAAAATTAGGCTGGCAGACTGTGACAGGTCTGCTAGTCATAAAGTATATCAATTATAAAAATAAAAAAGGAGAGTCCTTTCTTAATGTATTACATACAAAGTAAGTCTGATATACACTTACGACTAACGACCTATGCTGGTGCGAGGATTGGAAAACCTCAGAGGGTTCGATTCCCTCTATAGGATTTAGGACGGGAACATTCGTTGACTCCTTATAATTTTTTGTTACATTTTTTTACTGCTATCGACCCGTCCCGATAGCTGGCCAGTGTTAGCGCAAACAGAGTGGTGCAAGTCCACTCGCTGGTCATTGCTCACTATAAAATTAGAAAGGCCCTCTAATCTGTTTTTCTAAAAAAGGGGAGCAGAGCAACTCCCCTATTTTAAAAAGATGGATAGAGAATAATATGGAGATTGAATTAATTAAACGATCTATACGACTGTATCGACAGCGACTAGTAGACACTAGCAGTAATCTGCTAATACAAAAGAACATCGGCAGGACAGCGGTTTTAGGACGATCAAGAGCGATCAAAGAAAGGATTAATAAGAAAATTATGGAATTAGAAACAGAATTGGTAACACTAACCAAGAAATGGTTTACGGATCGGGATTTGGAACACGGTGGACGGCTAGACAAACAATCATTGAAACTAAGCGAGGAATTTGGTGAGCTATGCGCTGGGTATCTCAAGCAGAACGAGAAGTTGACCAAGGATAGCATTGGTGATTGTGCTGTAGTGATTGTAGGGCTTGCGATGCTGATTAAGGAAGATGTGCATAGTATCTTTGAGGAATCAGACAACATCAGACGTAAGGATGCAATGGAATGTTTTAAATTGCTAAATGCAAATATTTCTGAGTTTCAGTTGTCACAGGATTTAGCAAGTAAAGAAATGTGTCGTCATAATCTTGTGCGTGCGGTGGCTTACTTAAAATCTATTAGTAAGGCACTTGACTACGACTTTACGGATTGTTTTGAGATCGCATATAACGAAATCAAGGACCGAAAGGGTCGCTGGGTTGATGGGACATTTGTGAAAGAGGAGGACTTGGAGAATGAAGTATAAAGTCATTGATTATGTATCAGATGTCCAGGAAGAGCAAACAGGAACTTGTGAATTATGTTTCGGGACTGCTTTGGTTGAAAACGGATCTATCACTGTTGAAGACGAAAACGGAAAACCTACCGTAATCAGCCTTACTTACTGGGACTGGGGAGACTATTACACAATCTATATTGATAACGTGGTGAAATTCTCAGCTTGGTTGCAAGAAAGAGATGTGGAACCGATTGATGATGTTGATGAGTGGTCTTGGTTAGATGCACGAATGAATGAATATCGCGAGGAGCAAGAAGATGAATAAGCAAGAATTGATTGAGAAATATGAAAAAATCATAAATGATAACTCTCTTGAATTGTACGGTTGTTACAACAGGGCAGACAAAGTATTAATGCAAAAAACCTACAAATCTGTTTTGGATGATTTAAAACAACTAGACGAACCGCAGAAGCCAGTTGTACCGCAGTTTGTGGCCAGTTGGATTGCCAACGTAAAAAGAAACGGTCTTAAACAAAAAAACAGTTTTGGCTTTTATGAAGAAATAGAGCCTAGTGATAATGTATACCGTGTTATGTACTACATTTTTAAAGAGGGGATCGCAAGCAAAGATGTTAAAAAATGGGTTGATGATAATCCAGACACCTTCGCCCGTGCTTGGATTGACGGCTACGAGATCGAGAAAGAGAAGCGGTATTATGTAAGACTAAAAGCAGTAGATCAGTATCTCGTAAGGAATGAAGATGAGAATTTTTTAGGATTTTTACAAAGTAGATTAAAATCAAAATTCACCCGAAAACAATTAGAACAAGCTGAGCTAGGCTGGGTATTCGATTGTCCGGGGATTGAGATTGAGGAGGTGGAAGAATGATAAGATTCAGAGCGTGGCACAATACATGGGAAAAAATGTGTGAAGTCAAACGGATACGATTTGACGATGAAAGAAATATAACTATTGTATTACTTAAGGGTGAAGCGTTTGGAAGCAATGCTCATCTGGAAGGAATCGAACTCATGCAATCCACAGGTCTATTTGATAAGAATGGCAAGGAGATTTTTGAAGGAGATATACTGAAAGTCGCTAATAATGATTCGAGTTGGTTTGAAGTTGTTAAATACGATCACGATAAGGCTATGTTTATTTCCAAGGAAGTAAATTTGAAGTATGAAGTGCCTGAAACCCCTCTGTACGACTTATTCAGTCCATACCTCTTCAAAGTTGAAGTCATTGGGAATATTTGGGAGAACCGCGACTTATTGGGGGTTGAATGATGGACCTACAAAACTTTATCTACTTACTACTCGCACTGGTCTTGCTGTCTGGCTTGATCTGGGCTAGTGTGATAGCTTACAGAAACAGAAAAACCAACGATAAAACAACGTTAAAAACTAACAAAAGTCTAAATGTAAATATCGGCAAGATGAACGCAAGAAAATTGACAACTACGTATATTAGAAAGGACAAGCGATGACGAATAATGATAAGTTGATACGTACAAATTTCGCGTTTATCCTTTTTGTCCTATTAGTGGTATGCGTCAATCTTGGCTCACGACTCAGGACGCTTGAGGTGAGCAACAGCGAGCTACAGCAAACAATCCGAACGCAAAATGACAAGCTCGAAAAAGCCAAAGAAAAAAACACAATGCAAGACGTGATAATTAACAAATTGAACAATGATTATAACTCACGTATGGCACAGGAATTACAAGAAATTGCCGACACTAACGGAGTGGGGGGATAATGTGAAAGTTTATGTCGTGAGGAAGTATGACAAGCTGACGCGTTGGGATTGCAATCATTCGACAACATTCGAGGAGTTCGAATTCAAAACGAAAGCTCAAGCGATGGAATTCCGGAACAATCACAAGAAAGGCGTCTTTGACGTTTACGAAAAAGAAATATAAAGTCCACTAGTGGCTAGAAAGGAGGGACGCTTGCGAATTGAGACTAGATACGGCTATCTGATTGACGCGCTTCGACGGTATCCATTTGACAAGGAGATCAAGGAGCGGATCGAAGAGATCACCTTCCCTTATCAAAATTTCGACGAGAATTGGTTCATTAAGAGCAAGTCAGCAACAAACACGCCGGAAGCCTTAAAAAATATCATTCTCAAAGAGAACGATCCAGAGCTTATCCGGCTCTATATGCTCGCGGAAGCTATCGAAGAATACACAAGCGAGTGTGCTCCCTCAAGTTGGGAGGCGATCAAGGCGTTATATGTGACACGATCGAAAAACGTCGAAGGGGTGGCGCTCGAGCTCTTTATGTCAAAGAATTCAGTCTATCGAAATATCATTAAACCGTTTTTCGAAGGGTTAGAAATGAAATATACAACTATTTTTTCAAAAAGGGCTAAATTTTGGGAAAAGTGTTCAAAAAAAGGTGATAAAATTGTATTATCGGAAGATTGAAGGAAACGACGATCTTCATTGCGGACGACAGGACAAGCCAACAGTTGTAGTACGTTTTTACTTTCATAAAAAAACTTTTGCCTTTTTGTGGGTATCTCCTTATATTTTTTAAAATTTCTTCGTTTCGGCGGTTCGATTCCGCCCGTCCGCTTTTGGTAAGGTTCTTTAGTTCTTCCCCTTGCCAGACATTTCTATACTCTATACTTTTCTTTTCAGTCTCCCCCTATTCCTTTCTGGGGAGGCTGTTTTTTGTAAAAGAAAAAAGAACGGTGAGAAATTCTCGATCTAACAAAAATTAAACAGTAAAGGAGGGGAGGCGATGGCTGGTGCAGACAATTTAAAAGTCCCAAGCTCGGAAGAAGCTCGAAAATATGGTCGAAAAGGCGGTATCGCCTCCGGAAAGGCTCGAAGGGAGAAAGCGGATCTAAAAAAGAAAGTCAATCAAATTTTGGAGATGGACGTCTTCAGTCCGCAGCTCAAAGAAATGCTTGAAGAGAAAGGCTTGAGCACGACGAATCAAACAGCGATCGCGACGGTGCTTTTGCAGAAGGCTTTAAAAGGCGATATGCGAGCAATTGAGCTTTTAGCCAAGATGAACGGCAACGAGGGCACGAAAGACGCTCTTGATAAGAAAGAGCAGAAGGAACGCGTCAAGGCAATGCAACTCGAGAATAAGAAACGTGAACAAGCTCTTGAAGGCAATGTCGCTTCTGAAGATATCATGTCCGACTATTTCGACAAGCTGGAAGGAGTGATACAAGATGGCACTTGATCGGTTATACACAGATAAACAGATCGGGATCTTGCGACGTTCTCTTTCTCGCGATTGGTACATGATGATAAACCATGGAGCAGTACGGGCCGGAAAAACAAAGCTCGACAATGATCTTTTTTTGATGGAGCTGAAGCGCGTCAAGAAGAACGCCGAAAAAGTCGGAGTTCAAACTCCGATGTATATTCTGGGGGCTGTATCGTCTGGGACGTTGCAAACGAATATCTTACGCGAGATAACTGACGCTTACGGCCACGAATTCCAGTTTGACCGACACGGGAATTTTACTTTATTCGGCGTGTACGTTGTAACGACGTTTACGGGTTCCATAGCGGGCCTTAAAGCTATTCGGGGTATGACAGCCTTCGGGGCCTATGTAAACGAGGCCACGCTCGCGAATAAGGAGGTATTCGACGAAATTCTGAAGCGTTGCTCCGGATACGGTGCGCGTATTATATGCGATACCAACCCGGACCACCCGAAGCACTGGTTAAAGGTCGATTATATCGACAAAGCCGATGATGAAAAGATCATCGCGAATCATTTCACGATTTTCGATAACACGTTCTTAAATCAACGATACGTTGATAATCTAATCGCAACGACACCTTCCGGTATGTTTACCGAGCGCGGTATATACGGGCGTTGGGTGATCGGCGAAGGCGCGGTCTATCGTGACTTTAAAGAGGATATGTACACGACGCAACCACCCGAGCATTTCGCGAAGATATACGCGGGTGTGGACTGGGGATATGAACACTGGGGCTCTATCGTCGTTGTTGGCCAAACCGAGGCGGGCGATGTGTACATACTCGAGGAACACGCGTACCAGTACAAAGAAATTGACTTCTGGGTGGATATCGCAAAAGATATCAAGGCGCGTTATGGTGATATATTCTTCTGGGCTGACAGCGCACGTCCCGAGCATGTCGGACGGTTTAACCGCGAACGGCTCAAATGCTTTAATGCGTATAAATCGGTATTGTCTGGGATCGAGGAAGTGGCCAAGCTCATGAAAGCTGGTCGTTTTTTTGTCGTTTCAAACAAGGTCGCGAAGTTTAAAGATGAGATATATCAATACGTCTGGAACGAGCGATCGGGTGAGCCCGTGAAAGAGCATGACGACGTACTGGACGCGGTGAGATACGCGATCTATTCGCAACACGTATACGATACAAGTAGCACAGTTAAAGAGCGTATGACAAGCGCGCAATACTATTTCTAGGAAGGAATGAAAGAAATTGAAATTCTTAAAAGGGCGACGGTTCGATGAAAACGCGAATCGTCAGTTTATCATGACGGCCGAAGACTTCGAAACGATCGAATACGAGGGCCAAAAATGGATCGAACGCCTAAAAAACTATATCGGGACGCACAGGTCCGAGCAATTAGACCGCTTGAAAGAGCTCAAGCGTTACTATCTCGCTGATAACAATATCAAGTACCGCGAAGATAAAAGCGATCCATACAGCGCAGATAATCGAATCGCGAGTGACTGGGCCAAGTATATTGCAATCTTCGAGCAGGGCTATATGCTGGGGAATCCGGTCGAGTATAAAAACGAAAACGCGGAAATCCAGAAACAGATCGATCAGTTCAGCAAGCAAAACAACGAAAAAGACCACAACGTCGCGATCAAGACAGATCTCGCGATCTATGGCCGGGCTTATGAACTTTTGAACGCGTACCGAGACGAAGACGGGTCAGTTTGGGTCAAGCTCTATCGTATGGATCCAGAGCAGACGTTTGTCATTTACGACGACAGCTACGAGCAACGCTCTTTGATGGCTATTAACTATTACTCGATCAGTTACGGAAACGGGCACAAGCGCGATTTCGTTAAGGTCTATACTAGCAACGCTATTTACGAGTACGTGGACGATAACCAAGACACGGACACGCTTCATCTCAAGGATACGAGCGAGCATTTCTTTAATGGCGTACCGGTAAATGAGTTTAGCAACAATACGGACCGGACGGGAGCGTTTGAAGCCGTGCTCGACTCTATTGACGCTTACGACTTATCACAGTCAGAGCTTGCGAACTTCCAACAAGACAGTAACGAGGCTCTTTTGGTGATTTCTGGAAACCCATTTACAGGGGTCGAAGATAAGGACTTCTTGGAAGACGGTCGCGTCAATCCAAACGGACGGCTTGCGGTATCTCAAGCATTTAAAAAAGCGAAGATCTTGATTCTCGATGATAACCCGATACCGGGCGGATCGAGTCCAAACGCGAATTATCTCGTTAAATCATACGACACGGCCGGAGCGGAAGCATACAAGGAACGGCTAGTGAATGATATCTTACGTTTTACCTTCACGCCGGATACAACGGATAACAATTTCGCAGGCACACAATCGGGTGAAGCTATGAAATATAAGATGATGGCAGCGGATAATTACCGCGGTAAACAAGAGCTTTTGTTTGAGAAAGGTCTTATGCGTCGTTTGCGTCTAGCGGTTAATATCTGGAAGATCAAGGGCAACGACTCCGACAATTACAATCTTATCAATGAAACGAGCGTTGTATTTACGCCAAACTTGCCACAAAATGACGCTGAGTTAGTCGCTATTGCCAAAAATCTCTATGGCGTGGTGAGTGAACAAACGATCGTCGAAATTCTTGAGCAAGTGACCGGGGTCAACGCAGAAGCAGAGCTGAAGCGTATGAAAGAAGAAACGGAAAAAGCGCTTGAAATGCTCCCACGAATCGAGCCACAAGCCGGCGAGGTAGCAACGAATGAAGAAACTGAAGATAAGCGCCCATGATGAATACTGGGAAGCACGCGCCCGAGAGATATTTGAGTACGTTGACCGAAAAGACATAGACTTTTTCGCTGAATTGGAAAAAACTTATCGCAATGAGGCGGTAAGGCTTCAAAAGTCGTTGTTTGACTTTTACACAAAGTACGCTGAAGATCACGAACTCACTTACCAAGACGCAACGAAGCGCCTTCGAGGTGAGGATCTGAGCGACTATGTGGACAATGCGACGTTATACCGCGAGCAAGCCGAAAAGGATCCAGAGCTATTGAAGCGATTAAACCAACAATACGCGTCAGCTCGAGCGATCAGAATCGAGGCGTTACAGTTGGAAACTATCCACAGGCTCGGAGTGCTCACAGGAGCGCTTCATAAGAGCTTCGAAAGGTATTTATTCAATGTCGCAGAATACGCGTATAGAAAGGCTATGGGAGGCCGTACAGGCGCGGTCAATCGTCCAGCGTTTGAAGAAATTATCAAGACGCCGTTCAATGGTCGGAACTATTCAGAGCAACTTTGGGGCAATACCGACAGCCTCGCGCAGAAGTTGAAAGAAGTATTTAAACAAGGCTTCATACGTGGAGACAGTCCACAAGATATGGCCCGCGAAATTCGGAAAGAATTCAACGTGGCACGTTCGCGAGCTGAAACGCTAGTAAGGACTGACGCGACAGCCGTCATAAATCGGGCCACTATCAAGCGTTACCAGAAAGCCGGGCTTGAATACTATCGGATCTTGGTCGTGCTAGACGATCGGACAACTCAAATATGCCGGCGAATCGCGCAGGAAGATAAGCTATACAAGCTAGAGGACGCTCAAGTCGGGGTGAATATGCCCCCGTTCCATTATAATTGCCGGTCTACTATTATGCCGGCCGAAGAAGAGTTGAATGAAAGTGTTGAAAATAATTCAAACGAAGTGTATAATTTAAGTATGAGGGAAGGAACGGCTGAATACCACAGTAAACAACTTTTCGATCATATTTCAAAGGTAGAGCCGAAAATCACAAGCGATATGCAACGCATTGCCGGCAAGGGTAAACTTGCTGGGCTTGAATTTCGAAAGAAAACGGTAGAGTCTTTAACTCGTAAAATTGTAACAGACAGCCAAACTGAAAATATAAGTTTTTCAAAAGCTGCAAGTGAAATTAACGACGCTTTGCGGTATACAACTATTTTAAATTTAGATACTTTTGAAAAAGAATATTCGAAGATGAAACAAGATCTTATTACAGAGGGTTACAAAGTTGTAAAAGTAAAAAACACTTGGTTAATAGACGGGCCGTATAAAGGCGTGAATACAGTCGTTGAAAAAGACGGAATCAACTTTGAAATGCAATATCATACTCGGGAAAGTTTTGACTTAAAAAATGGTCCCTTACATAAGCTCTATGAGAAGTATCGTGATACGAATACATCTGATCGAGAACGCATGAAATTATTTAAAGAAATGCTTGATTTAAGCAATGGGCTTAAGATTCCTAAAAATATAGAGAGGGTGAAGTGATATGAAAGATATTAGATACTACCACACAACAACAAGCAATGCTCAAGTGCTTCGTTTAATTGATGGTGTTATGCAAGTCTTTGACATCGAAAAAAAGTGGGTTGATAGCATTGATTGGTTTAATAAAATCTTTTTCAACGACTTCACGGATTTTGAAGAAATTTCAGAAAAGGACGCGTTTACCTATATTGATAGGTTGGTAGCAGCATGATTGATATTGCCTTAGCTATCGCTAAAAAAGCCCATGCAGGGCAAGTAGATAAAGCTGGCGTTGATTACATACAGCACCCACTCTATGTGGCCAGCCAAGTCAAAACTGAACAAGAAAAAGCTGTTGCTCTTTTGCATGATGTAATTGAGGATAGTGATATAACTGTTAATGATTTACTGGTTTCGGGTTTATCAAATGAAGTTGTTACAGCGGTACAAATTTTGACAAAGGAAAAAGGTCAAAGTTATCAAGAATATCTTGAAAAAGTAAAATCTAATAACTTAGCAAGAGTTGTAAAACTTGCTGATTTGAAACACAACTCAGATTTATCGCGTTTGAAATCTGTTACTGATACAGACTACGAGCGTGTTAAAAAATACAAAAACGCAATTCATTACTTAAGCACTTAGAATAATCTAGGTGCTTTTTTTATGCTCAAAATAAGAAAGGAGAATGATGATTAGTATTTGGGATCTTGTTTCATTTACCGCGGGTCTGATCTGTCTTGCAGTCTTGGTATTGGTGGGTTGGTCCATCATTGCTGGGCTGATCGATGGTATTATCATGGCGATAAAGAGACACACAAAATAGCTCGGAGGTGATCCGGTATCTTGACAAGCGGGAATAGACCGCTTTTTTTATTGTCCAGACTATGCGGAGGACGTAAAAAGCTGCATTGTTTCGCCGCCGGGCGTAAAGCGAGAACAATCGATTGACGGCGTAACCGTCGGAGGAAAAATATGTCAGAAAATACACAAGCAGTTGAGACTGAAGCTATTGAGCAAGACGTCACTCAAGAAGAACAGGTCGAAATCAAGCAGGAAAAAGCAGAGCGTACCTTTACGCGTGCCGAATTTGGGAAAGCAATCGCGGCAGAGATCGCAAAAGCTCGCGCAAGCTGGGAAGCAGAGCAAGCCGAAGCAATCGAGAAAGCCAAAAGCGAAGGCGAACGCCTCGCGAAGCTGACCAAAGACGAACGCGCCAAAGAAGAGGAAGCGAAACGGATCCAAGCGATCGAGGAACGCGAGCGAGCACTTGCAATTAAAGAAATGCGCGTGGCCACTCAAACGCTATTGAGCGAAGAAGGCCTTCCGGGCGAGTTTATTGATTTTGTGATTGATGAAACGGCCGAGGCTACAAAGGAGAAAATCGGCACGTTGCGAGCTATCTTTGATAAAGCAGTAGAAGCCCGCGTCGATGAACGTTTGACCCAGAAAGCGCCTCGCAAGGGTACGGGGCCAGTATCTATGACTAAAGCGGAGATCATGGCTATTGAGAACGACGAAGAGCGTCAAGCAATGATCGCTGCAAACATCGGATTATTTAAAAATTAGAAAGGGCTATTAAAATATGGCTGAAGCAAAACTAACAACCATGACAGATCTTGGAGAAATTAAATCCATTGATTTTGTCAACAAATTTTCTAAAAACATTAACGATTTACTCCGTCTTTTGGGAGTAACACGTCGTCAAGAGTTGACTAACGACTTAAAGATCCAAACTTACAAATGGACAGCAGACGTTGACACAACTAAAACCGCTGAAGGTGAAACAATTCCGTTGTCTAAAATGACACGCGCGAAGGACCAAGAATACACAGTAGAATGGTTCAAAAAACGCCGTGCAGTATCAGCGGAAGCGATCGCACGCCATGGTGCGTCACGCGCTATCACAGAAGCAGATACACGCTTGCTTCGCGAAATTCAAAACGGAATCAAGGACGACTTCCTAGCGTACCTTAAAAAGACTAAAACGAAAGTTAAAGGGAAAGGGCTTCAACAAGCTCTCGCAAATAGCTGGGGCAAATTGACCACTTTCAACGAGTTCGAAGGATCTCCACTTGTTTCTTTCGTCAACCCGCTCGATGTGGCTGAATACCTTGGAACAACAGCCGTTGCGTCTGACGCTTCAAACGTGTTTGGATTCACACTTCTTCAAAACTTCCTCGGTATGCAAAACGTTATTGTTATGCCTTCTTGCCCACAAGGTAAGATCTATACCACAGCCGTTGAAAACCTTGTTTTCGCTTACTTAAACGTTGCTGGTGGAGATCTTGGCGGATTGTTTGCGGACTTTACCGACGAAACAGGCTTGATTGGTGTGGCGCGTGATCGTCATCTTAATAACTTGACTTTCGAGTCAGTATTCTTTGGCGCAAACGTTCTCTTTGCTGAAATTCCGGACGGTGTGGTAGAAGCAACAATCGAACCAGCGTCAGCGGTGGCAGCCTAGTTTTAGGAGGTTTTAGCGATGACAGCAATCAATATCGATCAAGTAACGGAAGAGCTTCGACTTCTAAAAGGTATTCCTAAAGCTGACCAAGAACAAGACGATCTTTTGGCCCTTATTGTACGGGATAGCTTCGAGCGTATGATCGCTTACGTCAATCAATTCTCGGAAACAGCACTCGAGGAATTGCCCGAAAGCGTGGCTTATATCCTTCGAGACGTTGCCGTCAGTCGCTTTAATCGACTAAACTCGGAAGGCGCGACAGCGGACAGCGAGGAAGGCCGGAGTTTTACTTGGGAGTCTAGCTATCTAACAGATGAGCATAAGGCTGTATTACAAGGCCTTGCAATCAAACATCGGGCCCGCGGAATCGCTCGATTCATTTAAAGGGGGCGCGTGTATGATCTATAACGAACGCGTGACTTTGATCTTTGAGGAAGAGCCGGAGGACGAATTGCTTGAGAGCACGGAAACAAAGAAGAGTTTCCCAGTCCCTTGTATGCGGAATTCATTATCTAATTATGAGATGATGGGTCTCTTTGGTAAGTACGACTTCGATTCGTTTAAGTTGCACTTACAAGGCACTTACAAGGGCTTCTCGGAAGTGATTTACAATGGCCACAGACTCAAAATCAAGGGCAAACGATATCATCATAATAGCACGGTTATTTACTTATGAGTTTTTCGTATACAGTAAAAGGCTTGGACAAGTTCATTCGGAAGGTCCAAAACAAGCCACGGGAAGCGCGTCGGGCTGTATCGGCAGAATTGCAACGATCGGCCTTGCGTGTGGAACGAAAAGCCAAAATGAAAGCAGCAGTCGATACCGGATTCATGCGAAACGGGATATTTGTCGCTCGGTTGGGTATGTTACGGTATAAGGTAACGTCTCCCGCTGGTTATTCGGTCTATGTGGAGCTTGGGACTCGGAAGATGAAGGCCCAGCCGTTTCTTGGTCCAGCCGTCAAGGAAGAAAGCGAGGTTCTTTTTTCTCGCCTTCATAAAATGTTTAGGAGGTGATTCATGGCAAACGAAACGCCTTCAGTTAAAATGCTCGCTGACTTACGCGAAAAATTAAAACCGCTCAATATTCCGATCAAATTTAAGCTACCAAAACAAGACACACTCGAGCCGTTTCTGGTGATTGGGCAATCTAGCTCGGACACTTCAAAAACAGCTCAAACGGGGCTTATAATCGAGGATATGAGCGTACAAATTGACATCTTCTTACCGGGTACGGAAAGCCGGGCCGGGGTCGAGAAGATCAAATCAGAGGCCCTTCGCAGGATCGGCCACAATCGCAACGTAAACGCGAGCGTACTCTTAGACGATACAGTAGGTCGGGAGGTCTATCATATCGTCATTGCATTAACAGATACAATATTTTAAAAAGGAGCACTTAATCAATGGGTGAAGCAGAAGATAAAGCAAAAATTAAAATTACGATTGCAAAGCCAGTCGTAGGTAAAAAAGTATTTTACTTTGTTCAATCGATCCATGCTGAAAAAGGTAACGGAGCAATGCTTCCAGCTTACCGTACAGAAGGTACAACCACAATGGGTGGTGAGTACATCGACGAACAAACACAACAAGGGCGCTTGCTTGAGAAAGCAACTGACGAACACTCTATCGAGTTGTCTCAATACTTCGCGCCTAAAGATCCGTCAGTTCAAATCGTGCTTGACGCACAAAAAACCGGTGAATCATTGAAGATTTGGCGCGTTATCGTTGACGAGTCAGTCAAAGAGACAACGACAGGTAAAGATACCTATCCAGCTCAATTTGGTTATGGTAAAATTACCGACGATATTGAGTTCACTGACGCGATCGACGGATTCGTTGAGCTCAACTATACCGTGGGTATCGTTGGACGTCTCCGCGATGGTAAGTTCCCACTCTCAACTGAAGAAATCGCAATGTTGAACGACGTTTACGAGTACCAAAACCCAGGCGAAACAACAGGCGATTACAACAATATCACACGCTAATTTTTCAAGCAAAGGGGCTTCAAATGCCCTTTTGCTTTTATTTTTTGACAAAAAGGAGTTAATCAATGGAATTTACAGTCGGAAGCCGTTCAATCGAGATCAAATTTGACTATATGACCATGTACAAGGTCAATCGTGATCTTGGATCACAAGGACCAGACGGCACACGCAACGAAGACGGGGTCGGTGTTCTATTCCTTCGTGTGGTCGATCGTAACGACTCAGCTCTTGTGGATCTTATCAAGCTATGCGCAAGCAAGAAAGCGAAAGCCGTAAGCGATGAAGAAGCGATCAAAGCAATCGCGGACAAAATGGAAGATCTCGGAGCAGAAAGCACAGAGCCACTTTTTGAAGCACTTGAAGAAGAGATGGTCGAGTCTGGTTTTTTCAAAGAGAAAGTTTCGAAATACTTAGAAAATCTCGAGCTGGGATTGAAGTATCTCAAAGCCAAAGCAGAAACAGCGGAAGACAAGGCACAAGCGGAACTTCAAATCGAGCAGACGGAGGCGCAAATTGGGCGCTTGAGAAACGCAATCTCTTAATAGAGTGTGCGCGTTTGGGTCTGACTGACCCGAATATTATTTTTTCGTGCACAAAGAACGAGCTTGACGCGATTCGCGAGGGGCTTTATTATCGAGCGATCGAAGAGAGGGAAAACCTCGTCGAGCTTGCTTTTAATCTTCGTTATACATTGAACGCTAAAAAAGCGGATTTTGGCAAGTTGAGCAAGAAAAAGGATCGCGAGAAAGTGCGTCGTCTATTCAGACAGCGCGAAGAGCGCGAAAGCTCTCAAGGTATGCTCGAGAAGATCGAGCGTCTTAATGAACATTTCAGAAATAGATAGATAGGAGGTGGGGCGATGGCTTTTGATGGATCGATTGAAGCGATTATCGGCGCGGATTTAACCGGGTATGAAAAAGCAATGAGCGACGTCGTCAATTCGACGCGTAAAGCATTTCAAAACGCGGCACAAGAAGCGTCAAAAAGCGCGAATCAGATGATTCGTGAAGTCGGTGAATTGATGAACCGGCTCGCGAACAGCAACCAAAATATCGGATCCAAGATCGGCCAAGGGTTGACCGGTGGATTTAAAATCGCCCTCGGAGAGCTACAGCGTATCTCTTCTAACATTGGTGCAAAATTACCCGACCCCATAAGGAAGGCATTTACTCGCGTTTCGGCTGATATTAAAACAGTTTTAGGAACGATGAAAAATGACGTGGCGACACTTGGGGCCGGTATTAATTCGAAAATTAAAAAGGCTTTTGATTTTGATATTTCAAGCGCGATTAAATCGCCAAAGAGCGCGTTCGCTGAAATGGCGAACAGCATCGATTCAATGGCACAACGGATCAGCTCCAAAGTCCACAGTCTAGGCTCAGTCTTTACTAATTCGGCAAACAATATGTCCGGATCATATAAGACATCTTTTGGGGCTATTGGTGACTCTATGGCACGGCTAGAAGCTCGTATCCAGTCAACGGCTGGGAATATTACGAGTTCACTTGGCCAAAAGGTCTTAAACCCGATCAATTCGTCGTGGTCTAGTATGTTTACTAACTTAACCGGCAAAGCTAACAGCTTCGCGGATCGGGTGCGAAATTCCTTCGGTGGACGGGTGCTTTCGTCCGTAAGTAGCCTCGCTAGTAACGTGAGCGGGAAGCTCGGAAACGCGTTCCAAACGGCCGGACAGAAGGCAGTCGGAGCGCTGACAAGTATTGTGAGCCATACAGATAGGGCGGCGAGTGCGTCAACGAACTTGCTCAAGCAGGTTTTAGGCGTGGCAGCGGCTTATAAACTCTTTGACCTTGGTAAACGATTTATAAAGGGCACGATTGCAACGGCAGCGGAATTTGAAGCCAAAATGAGCAACATCAAGGCCGTTACTGGTGCGAGTGCAGAAACGATGGCTCAATTTGATAAAGCGGCAACAAAAGCCGGGGCTGACACAGCTTTCAGCGCTAGTGAAGCAGCCGACGCAATCGGTGAGCTTGCAAAAGCCGGGGTATCGACAGAAGATATTCTAAACGGTGGTCTTACGGCGTCCCTTAACTTGGCCACGGCTGGGGAATTGGACTTGAAAGAGGCTGCTGAAATCACGTCGACAGCCTTAAACGCCTTCCGTCGGGACGGTATGACGGCCACACAAGCGGCAAACCAACTCGCAGGAGCTGCTAACGCGTCAGCGACAGACGTCCACGAGCTGAAATATGGTCTTTCCATGGTCGCTCCGGTAGCGTCTGGGCTTGGTCTATCGTTCCGCGATACCACGAACGCCCTCGCAGTATTCGCTCAAAACGGGCTCAAGGGTTCCGACGCCGGAACATCATTAAAAACTATGCTTATGAATCTGCAACCGCAGACAAAAGCACAACGAAACATGATGATGGACCTCGGAATTGTGACCGAGGACGGCGCGAACAAGTTCTTCACGGCTGAAGGTAAGATCAAGTCATTCGCTGAAATTTCTCAAGTCTTGAAAGAACATCTGAGCGGATTGACTGACGCTGAAAAGCAAATGGCCTTGAAAACCATGTTCGGTACCGACGCAGTACGTGCTGCTACTATCGCGATGAATGAGGGAGCAGATGGCGCAAACAATATGCAAGCCGCTATCGATAAAGTGACAGTCGCAGAAGTCGCAGCCGAAAAGATGAATAACTTAAAAGGAGCGGTTGAGATTCTTCGAGGGTCTTTTGAGACTTTTCAAAAAACACTCGGAACGGCTGTTTTGCCCGTTTTAACTACTTTCGTGCAATGGGTTGATAAATTAATTGATAGAATAAATAATTCACAAGGTTTCCAAAAATTCCTTGACGCTTTAAACTCTTTGAATCCAGCCCTTAATCAGCTTTTGAACGGTACAAAGATGACCGACGAACAGGCGAACAAATTTAAAAGGACTATGCAAGCCCTTAAACCGGTCGTGACGGGCCTTGTGGGCGTGTTTGCCTTTGGTCCTGCAACTAAAGGGTTGGCCAAAATGACAGGCCTATTAGGAAATCTAGGCACAAAAGCTTTAACTACAGGTTCTACGTTAGGTAATGCTTTTGAGGCAAGCGCAAATAAATTATTGAAATTCAACAAAGATGGCGAAGCAACAGCGACAGGTTTTCGAAAAATGGCAGGTCAAGGTCTTTCTGCTATGTCTATGATGACAAATGGCATTACTTCGGTAATGAGTATTGTTTTGGCAGCTATCGGTCCAGCCGCTATTTTGGGTCTAGTCCTTGCTGGTCTTGGCCTAATTAATCAACAATTTGGAAAACAGATCGATCAGTTGATTACCACAGTAACGACTAAAGGGCCGTTAATTATTCAAAACCTTGTAAATAGCATTACTAGTCAATTACCGAGTTTGATCGCTTCCGGTGCTGATCTAGTGGCCAAACTTGCGCAAGGATTCGCGACAATGTTCCCAGTGATTGTAAACGCTGGAATTCAGTTGATCGCAAGCCTCGTTCAAGGCGTGGGTCAAAATGCAGGATCGTTGATCTCGTCCGCGGTAACTATTATCGGTACCTTGGTAGACAGCTTACTATCAGCATTGCCACAGTTGCTCTCTATCGGTATGCAGTTGCTTCTTAGCATTACAGAAGGGATCTTGCAAAACTTACCGCAGATCCTTTCGACCGCGCAACAGATTGTGACTAACTTCGTATCGAATTTACAATCACACTTCCCACAAATATTACAACAAGGTATTCAAATCTTGATGAATATCGTAAATGGTATCGTTCAAGCCTTACCAGCGATCATTCAGATGGGGACACAAGTCATTATCGGCTTTTTGCAAACATTCTTGTCCAACTTGCCAACGATCTTACAAGGTGGTATCCAGTTGATCGTGACTCTTGTACAAGGGATTATCAGCTCCTTACCACAGATCGCGCAAAGCGCCGTTCAGATTATCGGGCAGATGATCCGTGGATTCGCTCAAGCCTTGCCACAACTTCTGATGGCTGGTATTCAATTAGTCGTACAGCTCGCACTTGCGATCATTAAGGGCTTGCCGAATATCGTCAAAGCAGCTTGGGAAATTATTAAGGGGTTCGGCAAAGCCTTACTTAATTTCGTACCAGAGGCCTTGAAAGCCGTCGCGGACGCAATCGGAAATTTCTTCGGTGGGATCTGGGACTGGATCACTGGTAAGTCTGACGAAGGCGGAAAGAAGACTAAAGAGTCAATCGACGGAACGGCTGAACATATTAAGAGTAAAAGTTCGGAAACGACGACACAGTTAAGTACTGACGCTTCAACGGCTTCGACTAACGTTTCGACTTCTTATAGTCAAATGAGCACAAACACGATCGCGTCAACGTCAAATATGAGCCTTGGCGTCACGGCTAACATGAGTCAGATGGCCACAAACGCGATGGACAGTACCACTCAGCTGCAACAAACCGCCTCAACGAATTTCGGTCAGTTAAACACTGACGGGACAATGAATATGCAACAGCTTGCTGCAAATGCGGACGCGTCCTTTAACCAAATGAACGCAAACGCACTCGCTCAAACTGGGCAGATGAACACAGGCGTAACAAGCAATATCAACCAGTTAAACGCGAACGCAAGTAACGAGTTGAATCAGTTGATGAACAATGCGAACGCGAGCACGACGGGAGTCAATACGGCTGCAACCACGAACGCGCAACAAGCAAGCACGAACGTTGTAAGCAACTTCCAGCAAATGCAAGCGGGCGCGACGACGGCTACAAATACGATGGCGAATAATGCACAAGCTGACTTTGCCAAAGTAACGCAACAAGCCCAACAATCGAGCGCGCAACTATCACAAGCAGTTACTACGAATTACCAAAATATGCAGAAGACTGTTACAAGCGCGATGAACGCGACAGCTCAAGCAGTCCAAGCCGGCCTTAACAAGATCTCACAAGTGAGCTCTTCGGCTGGTAAACAACTAGAAAGCGCGTTTAAGTCAACGTTCCAAAGCGTGACAAATAGCGCCAAAAGTGGTATGCACGCGTTTACTAGTACCATGCAATCAAGCATGACTCAAGCCGTTTCGCTTGCTAGTTCGGCTTGTGCTCAGATTTCGGCTTCGTTTGGCTTGCTTCCAGCAATGCTTCAAATGGTCGGTTTTAATGCGGGCGTAGGCCTGTATAATGGGCTTGCTTCTATGGCTGGATCGCTCTATAGTCTTGCTCACATTATCGCTTCAAATATTGCTAACATCATGAGATCGGCACTCGATATCCACTCCCCATCTCGGGTTATGAAGAAAATCGGTGGATTTACGGGTGAAGGTCTCTATATTGGTATGAAAGACTGGGTATCGGATATAAATGATATGTCTCGTCAGTATGCACAAGCGATCACAGATCAAGATTATCAGACTAATAGCGTATTGACGACTAGCGCGAGCGTTACAAGTTCGGGCGTCCGCTCGTCTCTTGAAGAGTTGAGCGATGAAGTCAAAAATTCGCAACTCGCTAACCAAAAATTCGAAGTACATAACGAGATCGTGGGAGACAAGATCTATACCACGATCAAGGAAAAAGACGCGAGAGAAAAGGCGCTAGACGCTTATTTCGCGTAAAGGGGGAACGATGGACTTATTAATTGAAAAGGACGGCCAAAGTCAGAAATTATCCGGCCTTGGCCTTTACAATATCACGGTCGACGATTCTTCCCCGGCCGTGGAATTATCAAGGCGTACCGTAAAGGGGCGCAATGGTTATATTTTCGACGGCTTGACTTACACAGAAAAGAAAATCTCAGTCACAGCTAGACTTTCAGCGGGGTCAATGGAGCATTTTTTGAATTTAAAAGATGAATTGTCTCGCTGGGTCTTGGGTGACGATAGCTTCTATATTACCAAGCTGTACCAAAACGTAAACAATATTTACGACTTCCAGACGCCGGGACAAACGACAGGGGACCTTAATCTTGCCCAGTTGCCACACGCAAACTGGAAATATCGTTATAACGTTGTGGGCGAAGGTCAAATCGAGTTTGACTTTATCGGCAACTCTGAAGCCGGGATCAAATACAATGTTTCGTTTTCATTCGTAACAGCTATGCTTCCGTATGGAGAGACGATTCCGAGAGACCTCGTTCTCACGGCAAACAGTTTTGCATATAACGGCACGGCACCACTTAGTCAATTAGAGGTTCCGTTTGTTGTGGAGCTGACCGCAAACGCTGATAATACCGACTTTTTCGTCGAGATTGACGGTCGTCGGTTCACTTACAGGCACACAGAAACGCCTTTAAGATCTGGTCAAAAGCTCCTTTTGAAAGGAGTTGAGACGGCTATCTATCAAGGACCAGCCACACAAGATTTAAACGTCAACAATCGGACGAATTACGAATATTTCGTTATTAGGCCAAAGCCTAACCGGTCAGTTAATTGGTTTACTAATTTCAAGGGGACCGTCAAGATCCTCGGATTTAAAGAGCTGTATCGCTAGAGAGGAGGTGGATCATTGATTACTTTTTACGACGAAAGGGGCAACGGATACGGAGCCCAAGTCGAATTGACAACAAAAAACGCTGTAAATGGCGAACGGTCGATCTCTGGAACGATTGTATCGAATAAACAAGTTCTTTCGCGCTTAGATCGTGGGTGGAGCTTTACCTTCGATGGCGAACTTTATAAGATCATTTACGCGAAGCCAAAAGACGAAGGCAAAAACATTTCGCTATCTTTTGACGCGGTCCACCAGTTCTTCTACGATTTCGAGCACTCAAATTGTTATCAAGAGTTTAACGGATCAAATCGCTTTGAAGTTTATATCGAAGCGATTTTCAAAGACAGTGGCTATCGGTACGTCATCGAGGCACAAGCGGGATCAATTCGAAAAGAGAATTTCGGTAACACGAAACGTCTTTCCATGTTTAAAGACATTATCAAAGCAGCGGGCCTTGAGTTTTCGGTTGCTGGAAAAGTTGTCCGGATTTTGAAAAAAGTCGGGACTGATCTTTCGACGGTCGTCCGGAAAAACTTCAATATGAACGAGCTCACGATCGAAAAAAATATCGGTAGCTTTATCACTTACAAAAAAGGTTTCGGGGCTTGGAAGGACGAAAACAATCACAACGCAGGCCGATATACCTCAGAATATGAGAGCCCACTCGCTCGGATCTATGGCCGAATTGAGGGAGAACCAGTAAGCGATGAGCGCTATAAAGAGACTGGTAAGCTCTTAGAACGGCTAAAGAAAGAAGTCGACGAATCCTATTCGATTTCGGTTCAGCTTGACATGGAAGATCTCACGCAAGCCGGATATAAGTACACACGGCCACGCGCTGGTGACTATATCATGGCTATCAATGAGACGATCGGATTCCGCGAGAAAATTCGTATAGTATCTTACGAGAGCTCTTACGACGTAACGGGCCGGCTATTGTCCCACAAGGTAACGTGTAACGATATTGGGACCGTCCAGAAAGCGATCACGTCGGAAGGCTCAATTATGCGAAGCGTTTCCGAGTCTAAAGAGTATGCTGAAGGAGCTCTTGCGACAGCTACACGGGCGCTTGTGTCCGCAAATGGTAAGAATACCAACTATTACGGGACCACGAAACCAAAAGACGAGCCAAGAGGAACGCTCCACGAAGGCGATCTCTTATACTTGACCGTGGGCGAGGAAACAGAGCTCTACTATTGGTCAGGTACGGAATGGCTTCCGAAAATTCTCAAAGTTGACACGTCAAAAATTGAAAAAATAGTCAACGACGCCCAAACCTCAGCAAACCAAGCAATCGCGCAAGCAAACGCAAAAGCAGAAGAAGCTCTAAAGAAAGCCGGGACACTCCCAGACACGGAAAATCTTTCGTCTAAAATCAAGGAAGAGATCCTTAAAAGTAAAGATTTAAGCGACAAAATCAATCGAACCTTTACTGAGAATGACAATGGAACTGAAATCTTTAACAAAATTTCTGGTCAAGTCACAAAGAAACTTGTTGAAGTCGAAGGTCAAGTAAACCAAAAGATCGACCAAACGAATCAACGGATCGGAGATGTCAACAATGAATTGCTTTCGACAAATCGCCAACTTGACCAAGCATACAACCATATCGATCGGACGAATCGAAATTTAGAAACAACAAATCGGGATCTAGCAAATACTAACTCTCAAGTAGAAGCCAACAAGCGACAGATCGAAGTACAAGTCACAAACTACAACGCAGTTCGTGAAAGCACGAAATTATTTGAGCGGATCCTTGGAACAACCGAAGAGGGCGCTCCGGACAAACTCTCTCGTTTGATTATGTCAAGCGATATCTTCCAAACAGAAGTCGGAAGATATGTTACAGATGATAATAATTTGATCGTTAACTCGATGACGATGTCGACTAATACACTTGTCGGGAATAACAACCCTAATGCAAGCGTGACGCTTTCAGATGGTATCTTTACGATCAAAGCACAAGGCCTTACTGGGTATAACTGGTCAGGTTTCACTTTGCCGATTTACGTAAAGAAAATCTATCATGGCGAAACTTACACGCTTGGATTTAAGTATCGTATCAGAGAATATCCAGACAGTTCTTTTGCTTTTAACATCAAAAACCACGGGCTAAATAAAATTCTCTTATCTTCTGATATTGGCAATAATAGACCGCCTATCAATGAATGGCAAGAGTTTCAAAAGACTTTTACAGTCGCAGAAGATTTCGCCTTCGGCGAGGACGCAAACTACCCATTTTACATATATCTTGCTAAAAATGGTTGGATAGAGTTCAAAGAGCCTATTTTGGTTCGTGGATCTAACACAGGCCCTTACAAACCAAGTCAGTTTGACGACGCCTTCGCAGAAACGAAAGCCCTCGGAACGCGCCTAGATTCCAAAGTCGCCGAAGTTGACACTAAAACTTCCGAAGCTAAACAGCTCGCAGTCGGAGCTCAAGCAACAGCGGATCAAGCGAGCGGACTTTCTCAAACAGCTCAACAAACAGCGCTAGACGCTCAACAAAAAGCGATCCAAGTCGCAGAACAAGCTAGACAGGCCCAAGCCACGGCTGAGGCTACACGGACACAAGTCACGCAACTTGCGGGGTCGTGGTCAGTAAAAAACCTTAATAGCGCGGGCGATGTACTTGGAGCGATCAACCTCAATCCTGACGGATCCGTCAAGATCAACGAAGGTTTGATTTCAATCGGTGATAAAACTTACATAAAAAATGGGGTTATCAAAAAATCAATGATCGGAAACGCTCAAATCGGCACGGCACAGATTGACGAGATCGACGCAAGCAAAGCACGTCTTATTAACGTATCGGCCAAAAATATCGTAGCAGACGGGCTGACTGCTAACATTATCAAAGGTGGTAAGTTATCGGCTTTGAATGGCGTTACCAATTTTGACCTACAAACTGGTTGGATTGATATGAGCGGTCCCAGAGTGGGTATACGCAACCAATTCCATAATAAACCTCTCCAATACCTTGTATTTGGTGAAGGGAATATTCATACCAAGCCCGGTTCGTACACGGCCTTAATGTCAAATTCCAATAAGAGGGTGGCGATGGACGATGGTTCGGCTGGTATCCAAATCTGGAACACTAATGACAATACAACAGCAGTCAACATCTACGGTGATTTGGTTGAATTTATGTACAATGCGAATGATCCTAAGTCAATTGCAATTAATACGGTTACTAATGTAATTCGGAATATTGAAGATATTGTTATCAAAGATAGGAGCCTTGCCACAATATTAGACTATATCTTTTATAATTTTAACAGTTTGAATCACGATGGACTTTATAGTAGCGGAATCTATAAAACATGGAGGTAAGATGAACACAATAGACAAAATTATCAATGAGTTGGCCGTAGAGGTCGGTAATTTGACCGTAGAGGTCGCAAAGTACAAAGTCTTATATAATGAGGTTTTAGAAGAAATTGAGGGCTCAAAACAGTCGCTAGAACGTGTTAACAACGTACTAGAAGCAGATGAAACTCTTAAAGAGCTATTCGACGAAGTAGCAGAAAAATTAGAAAAGGAAAACTAAAATATGACATTTAAAGTAGTTAATAAATATTTACAAGAAGCTGGTAAAACATTCGTGGCAATCCGCCAAGAAGCACCATATACAGCATTTGACCGTGTGTTGATTGGTGACCGTACCAACGAATCAGATGAAGCATTGATCCAAGCAGTTATTGGACAAGTCACGACCGAATTTAATCCAGCGGACGGTGTAAAGAAATTGCAAGAAGACTTGCACACACAAGCTGAAGACTACGAAGCTAAACTCGCTGAAAAAGACACCAAAATTGCAGAGGTTAAGGCAGTAGCAGATTGGGCAGTACTAGCACGGGTTACTGACACAGAAAACCCGCTTGATCCAACAATTTACAAGCGTGGTTTGGAATTGGTTGATCTTGGTAAAACTGGTAAGACTTACAAGTCTCAAGAAATCTTCACTCTCGAAGATACCACTCACAGCGCTCAATATGGTGAGGGTAACCGTGTAATGGTGCAAGTCAACAGCGACTTCACTTACAACGGTGAAACCCTTGACCAACTCACAAACCTTGAGCAAAATGGTAAGCTAGCAGTTTGGAAGTGGACTAAACCTAAAGAAAATACAGACTTGGAAACTCAACCCGTCCAGTAAGAATCACTTTCGTTAAAAGGGGGTGATAAAATTGGACTTTTCGGTATTTATGGAACGTATCACGACGA